AGCCAAGTCCTCGATTGCTTGTGTGTATTCACTATCTGTAAATTCTCTGCGTTGATTATTTACTTGAGCGAACATTGGTTTAGCAGATTCAATCTCTGAAGTTGCTTCCGTTCTAAATTGTGCGATTGTTTTTATAGCCATAATTATCCTTTCTATCTTATCATACTTTATTTAAAATTTATTTGCGTAGTCCATATAAAACTAGCTCTGCACCATTGTTAAAAGTTGCACCACCTGTAAAAAAGAAACTTAATCCGTCTGAGGCACTAGCTACTGTATGAGTAAATGCACCATTACCACCAAAAGTTGAAGGCGTACTGGCACTACAAACTGTTTCAAAAGTAGCAAAAGAATATTCCCCTGTATTAGCAAAATTAAATAAGTAAAAATTTCCAAAAAATCCACTATCTGTGCTTTCTATTTCTGCTTGTGTAACGCTTGTTGCATTTAATGCTTCGTTATTTTGAAAACTTGAGTGAGTTGGCATATCTAATCTTGAATTATCATATTCACTATCTGTTTGTATAGTTCCACTTTTTGTAATTCTCCAAGCTATTGTATTATCTGAACTTGGTATTAATCCAACTGCTGTAACTAAATAGACATTAAAAGTTGTATCAATACCTGTAATTGTAAGTGTTGTTGGATTACCACTTGCAGTTGAAGTACCTATTTTTGTTAAACTACCTGACATTTTTTTATCCTAACCCAAAAACTGCTAAAGTTCCAATTTCCATATTTGCACCAGCAGTAATTTGTATGCCTTTAATTAAGCTTTCTTGTTTTAAACCAGTGATTTGTTTTCTGCCCTCTAAATTAGAACCATTTGCACCTTGACTTATTAAATATGTGTAAGAGGAACTATTGTCTGCATTATAAACGTAAGCTGAGGTATTCATATTAGATGATTGATTACCACTTGTTGTACCAAAATTTATTATGTTTTGATTAGTTGCGTTTGTATCAACAAAACTACTAGCAGAAGTTAGATTTAAATAAGCCCAGTCATATAAACTACTTGATATTGCATTATTGCTACTATCTAAAAATCTTAACTTAATTGTTGTCCCACTCGTTGCATTAAAATTTTGAAAAGCCAAATAATATATGTTATAACCTTGATTAAAACAATCTTCAACATTAAATGAAGTTGTTGCAGTTGATATACTTGCAGATTTTATAAACTGTAAATCAGACATTAGGTGTACCTAATTCCATAAAGAGATATTTCACCACTAGCAATATTTCCTGTTGTTGGTAAAAATACTCTTAAACCACTACATTGACTTGTATTTGAAAAATCATTACTTCCAAAAGCCATTCTTGGGGAATGTGTGTCCTGCGTTACAACCATTTGAAAAGTACCATAAGTAAATTTTGTACTGTCTGTTGCGTTATAAATATAAGCATAACCATTAGCACTTCCATTAGTTTCATTATCAACATTAGACAACCAAATAAATTGACTAAAACCTGTTGCATTACTATCAGCGAATGTACCTGCTCCATTTCCTAATTTTTGTGCAAAACCATAACCACTTGTCTGTGCTGTTCCTCCAACTTTTACTCTAATATCTAAATTCTGTGCAGTAGTTGAAGCACCTTGTATGTTACTAGCAGTTAAAAAATGAACATTATAATCTCCTAAGTTGTCAAAGTCATAAGAAGTAACAGTATCATTTGCAACAACAGTTTCAATTAATTCTAGTGTACCTAAAGTTGTCCATTTATCTGCTCTTGTTAAATCATAAATATCTTTAGGTGTGAAGATACCTTTATTATTTCCAAAACTTTGTTCTGGTGCTTCTGGTATGTATCCATATTCACTCATAATGTTTCCTTAAATAAAGTGAATGTACCACTTACAACATTTCCACTTTCAAAATAAAAAGTAACACCATCAACTGCTGAAGCAACACGAAAAGCACCACCACCCGTTAATGACATAAGATTGCCACCACCATCTCTGTTAACATTTTCAGTTGTCCAAAAAGTAAACTCTGAACTGTTGTTGGCAGAATAAATATATAGCATACCATTCGCAGTTTCTTGGTCTTGGTCGCCAAGCTTTTCATCTATTAATCTTGCTTGAGCTTGATTATAAGCATATCCATTTTGAAAACTAGAATAAGTTTTTAACTTTTTTCCTGCATAATTATAATTATTACCTGTATTGTCACTACCACCTTCTTGAACTCTTAAATATAAATATTTGTCGTTAACTGAACCTTGAGTATTAATGTAGGTAACCATATAAACATCATCACTATTAATGCCTGTAAGAGTTACAGAACCAACTGCACTTGTTACTGTATTTGTTGCTACTTGTACTAATCCCATTAGCTACCCAACCGAAGCCCATAAACTGAAATTACTAAAGTATCAATAGTTCCACTATTAGGTGTAAATTGAAATCCTGTAATTGAACTTAATTGTTTAAGTACTGCAATCCCTTTACCTAAAATTGTTACAGTACCATCTGAAGCACCTGCCTGTTGTCCTAATTGAAATGTATATTTACTAGATGAATAAGGATTAAAGAAATAATAAACTGCACCACCATTATTTGATGTAACTGCATCCCCTCTAATAATCTTATCCCATTTATTTTGATTAGTTGCCCTTGCCTCTCCATAAGTGTTGTAGGTTAATAGCTCGTGAACTGCATAATCATATTCACTTGCAGTAATAACACTTCCACTTGAATTAATTAATCTCATATAAACATTATTATCTGCTGAGTAATCTTGTTGTTCTAATACAACTTTATAAATATCAAAATCTGCTGAAAAAACATCAGTTACAGAAAAAGAACTTACACCACTTGTTGCACTTTGTTTGCTAATTAATCTTAGGTTACTCATATCTGTTTTACTCCATAAAGATTAAAAACTCCACTAGCAATATTGCTACCATTAGACATACAAATTCTTATTCCATCTACACTTGCAGTTTGGTCATAAACCCCAGCACCATAATTCTGTTTATAAAAACCATTAACATTTATTGTTGTTGTTTGTAGCGTGACAAAACTCTTTGTTGAACTGTTATGTAAATTATAAAAATAAGCGTAGCCGTTACCTTTTTCATTAGTTGCGTTTCCTTGATTAAGAGTAAAGAATATTTGATTAATATTGCTATCTCTACTTTCATCACTACCACCATCAGCAGATAAAGTAAATATTGCTCTTTGATAATCGTTATCAGTATCAAAAGTCCCACCAACAGACATTCTTATTGCAAACTGTTGGTCATCAGTAGCATTTTTAATATTGTGTGCTTGTAAAAAATGCACATCATATTTTGCACCTTTAATATTTGTAAAATCAACTTGTGCCGTATTACTAGAAATAGTTTGGCTTTCAATAAGTTCTAATGAGCCACCCCAATGTCCATCTTTTTCTAATTGAAGTATTTCACTAGGTGTGTATAAACCTGTGTTTTGTTTTACATTATTTGGTTGTGTACCTAGATAAGGCATAAATTACCTTTCTAAGTTTGTCGTAAGAATGAAACGTTATATTCTGCACTTGATGTAGCTGATGCTAAACCTTGCAACTTATCACCAGTCTCAAGCACTATCTTAGTTTGAATCTCTATTGTTGTACCGAATGGTAAACTCACATCATTTAAGATGTGTCTTAAAGTTCCACCAGATTTTGTAACACTTAAATCTACAGTCACATCCGCACTGCTAGAACTGACATTAGATACTAAAATACCTATGACTGTCTCAGTCGTACTCGAAGGAACTGCATCTATTATATCAGCTGTGCTTCCAGTAAGAAGCCCCGATACAGAATGAAGCGTATCTGCCATAGTAAATAAATCCTTTCTTTAGCTTAAAGCTAATACTAGTCCTAAACTTACACCACTTGGAGCAAGTGCAACAATATCCGCTACTGTTGTCTTCTTAACAGCGTTGCTGTCATCAGCATCACCTATTAAAACTAAATCAGCAGAAGCTACTGTAGCAGAAGTTGCTGAGTTGGGAGCTATTGCCAAAGTGCTTGAGAACGCTCCAGAAGAAGCTGTAGCTCCACCAGAGAGCCCAGAAGTACCAGCTGTGGTGATTGTTACACCTGTTATATCTCCATCTCCAATGAAGGAAACCCAATTGCTTCCATCATAAAATTGTAAAGTGTCTGAGTCTTTTAAGAAGCAGAACATACCTTCTGCATCTGATGTACCTAAAGCGGTATCTCTAGCAGTTGCATTCGCATAAACTTGTACCACTTGGTCTTGTATAAATGTTTGAAATTCTGATGCACTTATTAAGTCACCAGTACTAAAACTTTTCCAACCAGCTCCAGCCATAATTAATTCTCCTTAATTTTCTTTATCATGATACCACTAACTATAGGCAAATCGAGTACCTTCTCCAAGTTTAGCTTGACCTAATACCCAAGCGGATGTACCAGCTGGGCTTAATGTCATTGTCCAATTCCATGTTTGTCCAGAAGCATTTACTGAATGACTTATTGATTCAATAAATAGTTCATCACTAAAAGTAGTACCATTTGGATTTGTAATATTTACAGTAATCCTGTCACCCAGCTCTCTACCGAGTGCATGTTGCCATATACTTGTATTCTGTCTTGGATTAACTACAAGCGAATCAATTCTTATAATTGGAATTGATGTCTCAGATAATTTCTGCTGTATAACAGATAAGACATCCGAGTCATTTATATTTATTGTTGATTCAGTAGAGTTGATTGCTGTATATCTTGTTATTGAGTCTGCATCTGCTACGAATTGTGTAGAGCCACTCGACCTAGTCCAAGAATATGAGTTTATAACTTCGTTATCATCAAAAGATAATGAGACATCTTGATATGGAAGATTGCTCCCAGAGTTATCAAATGTAGCTTGAGATGTTGTTGCTAAAGCATTCGAATATTTATAAGCTCTATTTCTAAAGATTGCATTACCAGTTCTACCTATGAAGAATTGTCCATTCTCTGCTGTCTCACATGCTTTAAGTCCGCTTAATACATTAGTTGTAATAGATTGTGAGATAACTTGCTTTGTTCCTGTCTCGATTGACCTAAGTGCAGAAGGAAAACCTATAGAATTTAATATTCGTGAAATTCTTGTTGATGATAATTCTTGTGTATCTCCATAACCTAGTCTGGTTGTTTGTCCCAATTCTGAGAATCCACTTCTTCCTATTCTCCAGCCGATTGACTCGAGTGTCTGGTTATGAAATAATCTAAATGCATCAATAGCTGTAAATGTGACTATGGAGTCAGCACCTTCAGCAATAAACTTAACTGGAATAGAATCTAAGAATCCCCTAAAAATTACATAAGTAGTTCCATCATAAGATGCAGATACTTTAACCTGTTTTAGTGGTTGTATATTAGTTCTTGCATTACTTGAGTCATAATAAGGTGATGATGTGTTACTTGGATTAAATCTGTTATCTGCATTAGATACAGAGAACGATAATAATCCAGCCCTAAACTCTCCAAGCTCATTAGACCTTCCTCTTGATATATCAAAGTTTCGTATGTAAGTGCTTATGTCTGTAAAGGATTGTGAAGATGCAAATGGCTCTGAGCCAAAAGCAATTTCAACTGTTATAGCAACATCAGAATCAAAAGATGCTGACATTAGAAAATTACCCTTTGCCCATTTCTCTTAGCTCTGTTCATTGCATCAATTATTTCTAGTGCTTGTGCGTTAGCTTCTTTACCTTCTACCATAATATTTTGTGTTATAACTACTCCATTATTTCTAGCAACTGCATTCATTCCACCACCATTAGGTGCTGGAGCGATTATTTTTTCTAAATCTTTTTCTGTGTCTAAACTTCCATCTGTTTTAAAGGTATCACCACCACCGCTTGGTATTGTTGGTTGAGTCGGTATATTGCTACCGCTTTTAACTGCATTAGCCATATCAATAAGAGCTTGTAAGTCCATGCCTGTTGACTTTACTAAACTAGATAATGCATCATCAAATATACCTAAAGCATTTAAGTTACTCATTGCATCATCAAGGGCTTTCTTTGCTATTGCTATCTCTAATAAGTTTTCTGGTGTCTTTGCTGTTACTTCATTAAGTTCTTTTTGTGCTTTAATCAATCTGTCTTCTGCTTTAGTGAGATTCTCCATTGCTCTTTGTTCTTCATCAAGAGCTCTTTCTAATTCTCTTTGAGCAGACAACTGTTCTCTTGTTGCACCAGTAGATTGTTCTATGAGTTCTGTCAGTTTTGCTTTTGCTATTGCAAGTTGAAGTTCTTGGATTTCATTTTTCTCTTCAGTATCAATTAATTTTTGTATTGTCTCTTCTTGCTGTGCAATGGCTAACTTCTCTTCTAAAGTAACTTCTTTAGCTTTTTCCATTGCATCTTTTAAAGCAAATTGTGCTTCGGTGACTACATCACTTGCATTAGCTAATTTTTCTTGAGATTTAGTAACAGCTTTAGATGCTTCATCTCTATCTTCTTCTGCATCAGCAACTCTCTCTTCAATATCTTTTAGAGCTTGTTGTGCTTGTAATACAGATTTCAAAGTTGGTAGGAAATCAGCTTTAAGAGATTCTGCTCTTTCAATATCTGCTTCTGTAGCTTCCATAGATGATTCAGCTTCATCTCTATTTGCTTGAGCTTTAGCAATAGATAAGTCTGTAACTTCCATGTAACTTGTAGAACTATCTCTGAATGCTCTCTCTTGTCCTCTTTGTGCATTAATTGCCTCATCTGTTGCAGATGTAAAACTTTTTGTCTCTGTTCTAGCTTCATGTACTGCTTGAGAATATGGAGCATAAGACTTAGCTGTTGTGTCTATTAAAGAACCATAAGTTGAAATATATCCAGTACTTTCTAGAATTGCATCATCTTGGGCTTTCTGTACAGCTATAAAGTCATTAGTCTTAGTTATGATTTTTGTTATAAAACCTACTATAGCTGTGAGAGCTGGAGCTATTGTATCTCCAATTAGTATTCCAAGCTCTGAGAATGCATTATTCATTAAGTCTATCTGAGCTTTCAAAGAGCCCATTTGTTTTTCTGCTACTTCAGCAGTTGTGCCACCAGAATCACTAAGTGCAGATTCATAATCTCTAATCTGGTCAGAAGCTCCACTTAATATCTTAACTGCATCAGCTACACCACGATTCAAGCCCAACTGGTCTAATGTACTTGCTTTAAGTTCATCTGACATTGGTGCTAGTACAGAATCTAAATTTTCTACAAGGTCAGCAACATTTTTTAATTTGCCTTCATTGTCAAACATTTGTAAGCCAAGTTTTTCAAATTCAGCTGTATTCTTTGCTGTTGCTCTAGGTATGTCTCTGAGTAACTGATTTAATTTCTCTCCAGCTTCAGCACCTTTAACACCTCTATCTGCGAAAGCTGATAAGACTGCAACACCTTCTTCAATAGATTTTCCAGTAACCTTTAATGCTGAACCAGCTTTGTTAGTTAATGCTTCAGAGAATTGTTGAACAGAAGCGTTAGCTAATGTGTTTGCCTTGACTAAGACATCTGTGACTCTTGTTAGGTTTTGCAAGTTTTGTTCTGCACCAGATACAGTTAGACCAAGAGCAGACTGAGCATCAGTTGCTAAGTCGGTTGCAGTTGCCATATCGAACATACCTGCTTGAGCAAACTTTGCTACTTGTGGTAGAGCTGATATAGACTGTTCTGCATTTAAACCAGCAGATGCTAAGAAGAAAAATGCTTCTGCGGATTGTTCTGCACCAATTCTTGTCTCTCTTGATACAGCAATAGCTTGAGCTTCCATTGCTTTTTGTTGTTCGACTGTTGTGTCCATGATTGCAAGAGATTGCACCATCTTGTCATTGAAAGCTATAAATTCTTGAGTGGCTTTTGTCATGCCTTTTACAAGGGCTACACCAAGGGCTATTCCTGCAACCTTACCAGCTGTGGCAAGTTTGCCCATCATCTTGCCAGACTTATCAGCAGAACCACCTAAGCCATTGAGTTGTCTTTTTGCTAAGTCAGCACCCTTAGTAACAATTTGTATTGCAATATCTGCTATTGCCATTTATCTATTCCTCTTCTTAGCTTCGGCATCAGCTAAAGCTATCTCCTTATTCCTTACATCTGTTTCATACTTATAAAAAGAAATCCACTGATTGTATTCTTCTGAGCTCATTGTAGTCATAAGCTCACCAACAGTCATGCCAAGCTCTCTAGCAAGTTTAAAGGTGAAGATTCGGTCTAGGTTAGTCTCAAAACTGCTCTGCTTCCGCAGAACCCCCAAGACCATTTAATTCATTAATTTTAAGAAAGATTGTATCTATTACCTTAGAATCTTTGCTATAAAGCATGTCAATGTCTTCATCAGTTAATTCTGGTTCGACAATACAGACTTTGAGTAATTCTCTTTGATAATCAAAAGCATCAGTACCTTCAGAGTTAAGAAGTTTACCTAACTTAACTTGCATTCCTTTAGTCATCCCACGAATCAAGACTGAGACATCCCACTCTTCTATTTCATAGACTTCTTCTGGAACTGAAGGTATTTTGCTTAAATCATTAATCGATAGTCTTTTCATACTACTCCTTTCGATTGTTATTAGATATTAGTGTGTCGCTCTAGTGACTGCACCAGAGACTTGTAGGTCAGCTGAAAAAGCTACAATATCACCAACTGGAGATGATAATGAATAAGATGTCATTATTGATTCTCCTGTATATTTTGGCTTACCGCTCCCAGTGCCTTCTGGTGAATATTCGAATGACAAAGTTGCACTTTGCCCAACGACTGCACCAGCTATAGCATCAAAAGTAGCATCATAGAAACCGCTTAAACTCAAATTAGAATCGGATAAACCAACTATATAAGTTTTCGCACTCGCTCCTAGAACGCTAGATTCAGCTACATCAGCTGTCTCTGGAAAATCAACATTGCTTATGTAAGATGAGATGTCAGTTAAAGAACCAGATGCGTTATCTAGTTTAAAAACTGAATCAGAACCATGTACAAATGCCATATTATTTCTCCTTAATTATTTCTTCCAAATCCTACTATAGCATTTACAGTAGGAGTTGAACTGCCACCAATAGTATTATGTACACGAATGTACCTATTGATAGTAGTTCCTTTATCTATTGTCTTTATTTCACTTGTTGCACCATTGGCTAAAGTAAAAGTTATTAAATCTGCGTATGTTGTGTTGTCAGCTGAGTGTTGTATTTTAACAGTTGCTGTTGGTGAAGTACCACTAACAGATGAAACTAATAAAAATGCTCCACCACCATTGGTAGTCAAAGCTCCATTATCTATTGCAGAACCTTGAACACCAGTTGCAGTAAATGCTGAATTGGTAACAACTACACCAGAAAAGAATCCACCAGTTGGTTGTAAGTCTAATGATGTTGCAACAACATCTCCTACTGGGCTTGATATTCCATAATTAATTATGTTTGAAATACCAAAAGTACATCTTGCAGAAGTTGATAAAGCTGTCTGTCCTTGAACATAATCAAACTGAGTTCCACCACTTAGGAGTGGTTGAACGATTGCATCAGCAGTGGCATCAAATAGACCGCTTAAAGATATTGTTGCATCAGTCTCTCCAGTTATATATGTTTTTGCAGATGCAGAAAAACTTGTTGTCTCAGCTATATCAGCTGTCTTTGTATTATCTACTGAGTTCATGTAAGTACTTAGATTGTTTTCATTAAACATCACTACAGTATCTTTACCATGTTGAAATGCCATTACCTTTTACCTGTCCTTCTTCTTCTTCTTCTACTAGTTCTATTACCAGAGCCAGAGTATTTACCATAGCCCATTATTCTTCTTCTTCCTTTTTAACCCATGCTTCGTTTACTTCTGTATCTGGATTGTCTGCAATGAAGTGACCTTTTTCATCTCTAGCTCTCTTCATCTCTTTTTCATCTACCACTATACCTTGTTCGACTAACCATTTGAATGATTTACCTAATTCTTGTTTAGTGACAATATCACCAGCTTCGAATCTTTTTTTGCCGACATCTAGTCCGCTTGTTATTTCATATTTCATGCTATTACCTCTACGCTAAATTCTACTGCTAAATAATCTATGTTGTTTACAGTATAGACTCCATAATTATCCGCTTCCACTACTCTAACAGAACTTGCAACTCCACCTAATGTTACATCAGATTCTACTTGTGCCTTCACTGAGTTAGCACCACTAGAAGCCAAATAACTATCTAAGGTCTCTTGAGAATCTTGAGCATCTACTCTTGAGACATACAAGAATATTGGAATAGTATAAGTATCTGCACCTCTCTGCATTGTTGAGTCGTACTCAATGTTATCAACTACGCCAACAACAGCTGTAGGTGGTTCAATAGAATCTGGCACAAAACCATATACAACTATGGAAGATATATTTCCTAAGTTAGTTGCTATGCCACTTCTAATTGATGTTAATGATGCCATTATCTACCTTTCTTATATTGTCTCTCTATTTGTTTTGTAGCTTTTAAGAGTAACACTTTTCTCTCTGCGAGTGATTGTTCATAACCCATTTTTAAGAATGGAACTATTGGAGTTCCTTGTCTTGCAATAGATTTAGATACAGCATGTGGATTAAGACCTTTACGCTCTGACCATCCTTTTAACTTCTGAGCAGAGACTTGCCTACCAGATGTTCTGTCAAATTGTGCTCTGTTTTCTCTGCTGTAATCTTTATCAAACTTTAAACCTTTAAACTTATGCTTTGCATTTATAGCACCATGAACTTCTTTAGCATAAGATTTATCTGAGAAGACCATAATACCTTTTGGTAATGCTCCCTTTGATTGTACCTTCTTATACTTAATACTTGATGTAAGAGCCCCAGTGTCTTCTGGAGTATTCTCTTTTGCATATTTTTTAACGACCTTACCAGTTCCATTAAAGTATGTTCTCAATGGAGTCATTAATAAGTTATTTGCTTTTAATCTTTTTCTTAATCTGTCAGCACCGATAACTTTAAATTCGAAGTTGTTACCTACTGCCATTAGAGTTTGTTCTTCTTGTAACCCTTTATGAGTTCCATTGCATCATCATCAAAGTTAAATTGTAGGTCAATATTTCCAG